TTATGAAGTTTTTTGTGTGAGGTTTTCAAAGATACCAACAGTTTCTTCAATTTGGCTTTCGGTGTTGTGGGTGTATATGCTCATTGTAATAGTTACATTGGCATGACCTAATCTTTCCTGTACGGCTTTCAGCGTTGCACCGTTTTCAATTAACATGGTGGCGTGTGTATGCCGCAAGGAATGAAAATTGAATTTGATACCTTCTTGTTTGGTGTACCTTGTACAATCATGTGTCATTGTATCAGCCGGGAAGAATTTCCCGGTGTCTCTAATGCACACCATATCAGCCAAAGGAAAAGAACAACCTTCTGAACGCTTATGTGGAATAAGGTGATTAACCACATCACCGTTTTTATTTATGGTTTCCTCAATATAGTTTTCAATGAAATCTTGACCGCCCTTCATGCGGTGAATGTTCTTTTGCTTCTTTGCTTCTTTCAGTACCCTATAGAGGGTATCACCAAATTTTATAACCCGGTTAGATGATATTGTTTTTGGAGAATTGAAGAACCACGGTGAATCATTCTTTGCCGGGGCTTGTTCTCTAATCAAGGTTTTGTTTACCGATATAGTCCGGTTGTTAAAATCTATATCATCCCATGTTAAAGCAAATACTTCATTAATCCTCATTCCGGTATAAAAGCCAATCATAAGCGGTATATAATGCGGTGTGCTAACATCAAAGTGTTCTGTAATCTTCTGGAAGTCTGAAACCGATAAAACATAACGAGTTTCTTTCTTTGGTGTCTCAAATTTGGGAAGTTTCACTTGAATACATGGGTTGAACTGGATATATTGCAAAGGATTCACGGCATAAGTTAAAGCACATGATAAGGTATCACGGTACAAAGCAATAGAACCTTTGGAATATCCTTCAGCCTTTAAATCGTTCAACCATTTTTGAACAACGGCGGCGGTTATGGATTTCAAACGGTATTTTCCCAATTCCGGCTTAATGTGATTTGCAATAATTTGACTGTATGAGCGTATGGTATTTGATTTGCAATTCACATAACAATAATTTTCCATCCAGTAATCAAGGTAATCTGATAAAGTTACTTCCGATGGGGTAAATACCAATCCGGCGTTGTTGTATTCGTTGAGTGCTTCAGTAAGTGCCGCTTCCGCTTCCTTTTTGGTAGCAAAGCCGCCCTTCTCTTTCTTTTGCCGCTTACCGTCCACTTTTCCTAGGTCAAAATAATATGACCATGTTTTGCCACGTTTTCTAGTTCCACCTTTCATAAAAATAACACATCCTTTCAAAAAATGGTGCATTTAATAAAAGGGTATGCTATACTGTAATTGTCTTAGGGTATCGCATAGCCTTTTATTAGGTTTATGGGTTACATCTATAAAAATCCTGTTTCGGTTGCCGCCGGGACAGGTTTTTTATTGCGGTTATTTCTGATTCTTGATTGCTAATTTAATGTATTTTACTGTTTGTTCGTCTGTATCGGCTTCAGCTTGTTTTCTACAATCTTCCACCAAAGCAATTATATCTTGTGCGTCAAGGCGGCAAATCGTACCTTCATCAAAGGAACAGATTTGATATACACCACTTTCAGAATCGTGTTCATCTTGTGGTTCAACTGTATAACCAGCTTCATCTAACCAATCACAGGCTTTAGAAAAATTGAAATCCGTAATATCTTCATCAATCCCATATAAATTATATGGTGACGTTTCTAATTTTTCCGCAATCCTTTGAATCATTTCAAACTTGGGTTCTCTTTTGTCCAGTTCGTATTGTTGAATCGTTCCGGTTGCGATTCCCAATTTTTCAGATAATTCTTTTTGGGTATATCCGATTTTGATTCTATAGAACTGAATATTTTTTCCTATACTCATAATATTTCACCTCAATTTTGATTGTATCATGTATTTTCAGATAGCACAATCAAAATGAATATCAAAAAACACTTGCACAATCAAAACGAGTATTATATGATTATAACACATTCAAAATGAATGTCAACAGAAATAGATGAAACGTCTACAAAAAACAAGCGAAAAGGAGAAATCATTATGAAATACGGATACAGAGAGATTAGAAAAATAGGTGCTATGGAATTGAGAAATTTGTGCATTAAAAGAAATTGGTACACTTGCGGAAACAATGAAGAATATTCACATCTACTTGGAGATTTGGCAGAAGATAAAGAAAACATCACAACAGACGATATTATAGAAATTGCACAAGATATTTACGAACACAGCAGTAAAGAAAGCATGATTGATTTTGAATTTGAAGATATATGTGCTGAAGTTGCACTTACATCATTTACATATTTTGAAAAAACTAAATAACAGCCGAAACACCCCCATTAAGGGGTGTCCACCGGGAATAGCCGCCCGGTGCTGATGATGGCAGGCTAAAGAATGATTTTAACTATGCAAATTATGATAAAGAAAGAAGGTGTATGAATGATAGTAAACAAACAGAAGTTACAAATTGCAATGGCTAACCGTTGTATGAGTTCCAATGATTTGCAATCTAAGTCTGAATTACCACGTGGAACATACATAAATGTTGTCACTGGTAAGAGTGTTAGACCTGTAACCCTTGGGAAGATTGCCAAAGCCTTAAATGTACCTGTTGAAGATTTGATTGAAATGGATGGTGATTAAATGAGATACCGCATTGAATACGCTGGTGGCAAGTGCTGTAATTTCGCCAACAGTAGGAAGGATTTGATTGACTGGTTGAAGTTGCTGAAGGATGAAACAATAACTGATATTCGGAAATTGTACAAAAGCGGCGTATCTGATTCAGTCATGGAAAAGTACAGGCAATATGTTAAACAGGATTTTTAAGATGTACCTAAGACAAAATAAATTACAGGAAGGGGTGAGAAAAGATGGAGTTAATGAAGTTTCTGAAAGAATCGGGAAATGTTCTTTTCCGGGGGTATTATCCGGGCGGCGGTAAAAGTGACAAGCTGGAAGAAGATTCTAAGGTAAGACGTGGAAAGACCGAACCGAAAGAATTACAGGAAGCAATCGCAAAATATCCGTGGTTACTTGGTGCATTACATCAACACATAGTTTTGGTTGATTATGATAAGCCGGAAGCATTCCAATGTAGGCTGAAAATTGCTAAAGCAAAGAAGGAACATTGTGTTGTGATTGAATCAGAAAGCCGGGGCGGTCATTTCTATTGGTTCGATAGAAATTATACAGTTCAAAAGAGTAATGCCGGGAATGTCACCTTATTATCTTTAGACCATGTTGATTATAAATGTGGTTACAGAATCATAAAGGCTACAGGCGAAGTAAAAGCGGCTGATACATACGGTACACTTTCAAAAAATGATAAATCATTAAGAAAACTGGTGTACTGTAATGTTAAAACTGATAACACTTTAGATGAAATACCCTTTTATGATTTGCGGTTATCTGAAGATAGTAAGAAAACCTATGATTTTCTTGGAATGGGTAACGGTGACGGTAGACAGGAAACATTGTTTAATTATATGATTCCGGTAAAAAAGAACGGCTTCAGTTATGAGCAGTTCAAAGAAACCGCTGAACTGATTGAACAATTTTTATTTTCCGTACCGCTTGGGGGTGAATTTGATAACGCTATTCGGCGTGAAAAATGGGATTCAATCAATACTGCTGAATCACAGTTCCTTGGAAACGGCAATTTCCAACATAACAAGTTTGCGGCATATCTGATTGACAAGTACCACATTAAGAAAATCAACGGTCAACTTCACGTGTTCAATAACGGCGTGTATCTTCCGGGCGAAAGTGCTATTGAAAATATCATGTTGGATGAAATAGACAGCCTACGGAAACGCCAAAGAATGGAAGTGATAGACTATATGCGGATTCGTTGTAAAAATTATGATATGGGCGATTTTAATAAAATTGCTTTCAATAATGGCATTTATGACGTAACTACAGATAGCCTTGAACCGTTCAACCCGGCGTATATCATCACCAATAAAATACCGTGGGATTATAACCCGGAAGCGAAATCTGATTTGGTGGATGAAGTTCTTGATAAACTATCATGTAATGATACAAGTATCCGCTATTTGCTGGAAGAAATCGCCGGGGCTTGCCTATATCGTTCAAATACTTTGGGCGGTGGTCAAGCGGCAATATTAAAAGGTGATAAGCATAACGGAAAGAGTACCTATATCAGCATGATAGAAAGTATGCTTGGTAATGATAATTATTCAAGTTTGGATTTTGCCGAATTGGGGGATAGATTCAGAACGGCTAACATATTCGGAAAACTTGCAAATTTGGGTGACGATATATCAGACAAGTACAAAGATGATGTATCACTATTCAAGAAAATAGTTACCGGGGAAACAATAACCGCCGAAGAAAAGGGGAAACCACCGTTTACATTTAAGCCATATCCCACTTTAATATTCAGTTCAAACAATATTCCTAAGATGAATGACCCGACCGGGGCGGCATTAAGAAGATTACTGATAGTTCCACTCAATGGGAAATTCACACCGGAAACGCCGGATTATGACCCGGCGATTCAATATAAGTTGAAGAAAAAAGAGTGCGTTGAGTATTTCATACAGCTTGCATTGGACGGATTAGCAGAAGTATTAAAGCGGAAATCATTTACCGTTCCTAATGCGGTACAGGAAGAAAAAGACGCTTACCGGATAGAAAACAATCCGTTGCTATCATTCATTGATGATTGCAAAAATGATGCCGGGGAAATCGAAGGAATTATAAATGAACCTGTAGCAGAGGTTTACCGCCGTTATACCGTATTTTGTAGCGAAAACGGACACATGGCATTTAGTAAAAATATTTTTGCAAAGCGTGTAAATCAAGAATTGGGAACGGAAAGCAAACAAAAGAAGATTCAGAAGAAAAATGTGAAAGTGTTTGAGTTAGTCACAAAGTAGCGGTTGGTAGCGGTTCAGTATCGGTTAAAGGTAGCGGTTGAAACCCTTATAAAATAAGGCGGTAGCGGTTGGTAGCGGTTATAGATAACTTCTTTATATAAAAATAAATTATTCTGCTAAAAGAGAAAATTTTTATAAAAGTAAATATATATATATTTAACCGTTAACCGCTACCTAACCGCTACCCGATACCCACACCCGAAAATAAAAGGTAGGTGAGAAAGTGAAGAAATACATGATAATCATGGGAGATAAAGAGAAATTCAAGTATTTACAAATGGGAGTACAGGAAGAAACAGGAGTTAATGAAGTAGTGGCAACTTGTAATAAATCATATGCGGACATGAAAGTGATTGCAATTCTTAATATTTACAGGTTCATCAATCAGCCTGTTATTGATATGTATTACCCGGAAACAATGAATGATGATGTATTAGAAGCACTAAATACATTATTTGATTCTGATTTGTTACCGCAAGGCTTCAGATAATCACAACTATGCAAGTAACCTATAAATAAAAATCCCGGCTATTGGCGTAGCCGGGGAAGATTCAAGCCGGAAACTATAAAAACCCATACATAGTATAGCAGATAACCCGGCAGAAGGGAAAGAGATATTATGACGATTACAGAAGAAATGATTTGTGAAATGGATGAAAACAACATGAAGGCAAAGGCGGTATTGAATATGTTAATAAGAGCATGGGAAGAAAGTTCAACAGAATCCAGCGAAGCGGAAATAATGACAACAGTAGAAGCGGCACTTACTTTTATACAGGCGAACGATAGCATATTATCAAAGCGGTAAAAAAGTTAAAAAATGTCAATTAATCGGGGGTTTTTACTTTAGCAAATTTTAATGAATGGGGGTTTTTGCCATTTGGATAAATTGTGATAAAAGCCCCCATTTTACAGGCAATCAAAGCCCCTGTTTTTGGCTTCATATGGCTTCATATAACGGTTTTATTTGGAAATGTAGATTAACCTATGATTGATGTGGTATTTTCTCATATGGATTAAAGCAAGGGGGTTAATTTCCAAAACAAACAAATGGGCGAAACGTTCGCTTGCGATTTTCCAAAACAAAACAAATGAAACGTTCGTTTTCCAAAATACGAATACCGAACGTTGGGCGATTTTCCAAAAACTCAAATAGGCGAAACGTTGCACCCTCAATTTTCCAATAAATACAAATAGCGAACGTTGAAACGCCGATTTTCCAAAACAACTCAAATAGGGGTGCAACCCTTATTTTCCAATAAAGACGAATACCGAACATATCACTGAAAAGCCTGTAAATAGGGGGCTGGAATATCCCCCGGCGTTGCACCCCGAACATGAAAAAGGGTGCAACGAAAAAATGAAACGTTCGCTTCATATCGGGGCGAACGTTTCACAATATAGCGAACATTTGAAAGTTAATTTTCAAAAGGAAGGGGTACACAATGCGAACATTAGAAGAACGATTATGGAGTGATGAAGATTTCTGGAATGGAATAAAGGCGATTACAGATTTGGGAAGGATTACGATTGTTGCATTGCATATTTACGGCGATAATCCAGCATTTCCAGAAGGAAGGGAAAGAATCTTTGTTAGATTTATTGGTGATTCCGGTAACATAGTTGAGATACCAGCACCGGAAGAAATAAAAACCTATGAGAATTACAAACAATGGTATTTGGTTCAAACAGCATTGAACAAAGTTCATTTACAGCACCAGCACCGGGGCAAGAAACACGTTCCCTTTGTGGTGGACTGTATGCCCGATTTCATCTCGATTAACGCCACAAGGAAGATTGCACCATATACCGGGGTAAACTGGATAAATGAAGCACGTGCAAGGTTATATGACCATGTAACGCCGGAATGGCTTCTATAGGGGGGGATGGTATGATAAAAATAACCGCTTCAGCGGATACCGAAGAGGAATTGATACAGTTTATTGACAACGCTTATAAAATGGCGGCTGATTCTGGAAAGAAGATATATAACATAAAAAGACCAAAACAGAAAAACGGTAAATTTTTCAAGGGATATTTTCAAGTTGGCTATTTGTGTCAAAATTCTATTGACGGTGAATGAAGAATATGATATGATATATATGTTCTACAGCACGTATAACATAGGTGAAACATCATAAGTACCGCACCGGAAACGGTGTAAGTTCTTTCAAAGGGCGTGGGAAATGACTTTAATTAGTTGTTTCCTACGCCCTTTGTTTTGAGAAAAAATAAGGAAAGTGAGGATGAAGAAAATGTATGTAAATCCGTTTTGGTTTGGAGTTTTGGCAACTGTAGGGGCTGAAATTTTGGCGATTATTGTAGTCGCATTTATTCAGTACATGAAGGGAGATAAATAATTATGATTACTTTAACAGATGAAGAATTACAGGAATTGAGAAAAGAAATTAAAAGTGAAATCATGGAACAGATGAAATTGAACAAGCTGGATACACTTCACGAAGATGTTCAGCAGATGATTGAAACCGCTACGCCGGGAAAAATGACAAAGGCACAGGTGATTGAAAAAATTGCAAAAACACGTGACCCGGACGAACGTAGAAAGTTAATTACTGATAATATGGAACTTTTGGAAGCATAAACAAGGGGGTAACGGTATGAGTGCAAAAACAATAATGATGAAAAGAGGGAAAAATGATTTTTTTCCTTCTGAACAAACATTTGACGTAATTACAAATGATATTGGCTTGAAACAAGTTCGTATCAATGGAAACTGTTTCATTGTTCCGCAACCAGTAGCAACATTCATAGATAATATGTTTGATGTTGTAAGTGATTTGGAAGAACAACTTGATAAACAGGCGTTGTTGAGAAAAGAAGATTTAATGAAAAAAAGTGTATCTATTGCCGCCGGTTTAATGGGTGGGAACGAAAGACGGATAAGAGGAAAAAATCTATTAAAAAAAGATTTCCATGATTCAAGTGACGAAGGTTATCAAGAATTTTATACTGATGTGATTAAACGGATTCAAAATAGTATAGAAGATATTTGGACACCAAAAGAACGTGGTGAAACGGTAGAAAAGGTTGAAATAAGCCCAAATAATGCAAAATGGCGTGATTAACTTCACGCCTGTTTTTCTATGAAGAAGGTGATAGAACATGAAAGAATTATTCACAATTAACAATGATAAATATTCATTGCAATACAACATGAATATTGTAAGTAGAATTGAACAAACGTTAAATTGTTCAATTCCATATTTGATATCTAAAGGGGTGTACAATAGCCGCCAACTTCAAACAATGTTGGCGTTCGGGTTAGTAGATTCTGAAGGAAAGCATATAAGCATAAAAACCGCTATGACAATCGCCGGAAAACTGATAGCGGAAAACAAAGAAAGTATAAAACGTATGGTTGTCGGAACGATTGTTACAGATATTCCATTTACGGTAAAGGGTGGGGGTGATTAGAATGGCTGATTATACACTATCGGCGAAAATTACAGGTGATTCAAGTGGTTTTGAAAGTGCGGTTAGTAAAAGCCAATCCTGTATTGAAAATTTGGGCGGTAAGTTCGATAAGTTATCTTCTAAACTTTCTTCAGTCTCTAAGGCTTTTGCCCCATTAAGTGCGGCGGCAAGTGCCGCTGGTGCGGTTGGTGTAAAAAGTTTTGCAAGTTTTGAAGAAGAAATGTCAAAGGTGGGTGCTATATCCGGTGCAACCGGAAGTGATATGGACGCACTTACCGAAAAGGCTAAAGAAATGGGTGCGACAACGAAGTTTTCCGCTACAGAATCGGGACAGGCTATGGAATACATGGCTATGGCTGGTTGGAAAACCGAAGATATGTTACAAGGTATTGACGGTATTATGAGCCTTGCGGCGGCTTCCGGCGAAGATTTGGCAACTACTTCTGATATCGTAACCGATGCACTTACAGCCTTTGGGTTGTCGGCTTCCGATTCCGGGCATTTTGCAGATATTTTAGCGGCGGCTTCATCCAATGCGAATACCAATGTATCAATGATGGGCGAAACATTCAAATATTGTGCCCCTATCGCTGGTGCTATGGGCTTTTCCGCTGAAGAAACAGCCGAAGCAATAGGATTGATGGCGAATAGTGGTATTAAGGCTTCACAGGCTGGTACATCACTTAGAACCATTATGACGAACTTATCCGGCGATATTAAATTTACCGGAAAGAACTTGGGTGATGTAACCATAGCCACAAGTAACGCCGATGGTTCAATGAGAGATTTGAACGACATTTTGGGAGATTGCCGGGCGGCGTTTTCCAAAATGACAGAATCAGAGAAAACAGCGGCGGCAGAAACCTTAGTTGGTAAAAATGCTATGAGTGGCTTCCTTGCCTTGATGAACAGCGGCGAAGGAGATATTGAGAAGTTAAGGGGTGCAATCGCCGGGTGTACAGACGAAACAACCGGATATAGTGCGGCGGCTGATATGGCTGAGAAAATGATGGATAATCTTTCCGGTAAAGTTACTATCATGAAATCAACCTTAGAAGGTGCGGCTATTGTAATCGGCGAAACCCTTGCACCGTATGTAACAACGCTGGTTGAGGGTATCACAGACCTTGCCAACAGATTTATAAATTTAGACGAAGGGACGCAAAAAACAATCGTTGCTATTGGTGCGGTGGTTGCGGCAATCGCCCCGGCGTTACTGATTATGAGTAAAACATCTGATATCATGTCGGCACTATGTACCGTTATGGCGGCGGTGGCTTCCCCGGTTGGTATTGTGGTTGCGGCGGTAGCGGCTTTGGCGGCTGGATTCGTGTACCTTATGAATACCAATCAGGCGTTCCATGATAGGGTTATGACCGTATGGGACGCTGTAAAGACAAAGATACAGGGTGTGGTTGATGGCTTATCCGGGATATCGTTTGATAATATCTTTTCCGGGTTGCAATCGGCTTTTGATACAGTAGCCCCTATAATCGGGGGTGTGATTGAAGGTATTGTTGGTGCGGTTCAGAATCTTCTTCCGGTGTTCAACAATATCTTTGGAACAATTAAAACAGTAATCGGTTATGTTGTGGAAGCGTTCAAGGGCTTCTTTTCCGGCTTAACTTCCGGCTTTTCTTCCGGGCTTAGTGGGGCAAGTGGTTTTTCTTCCGGGCTGATATCGGTTATTGGCTTGATATCGCCGCCGCTTAAAGCGGTTATTTTACTGTTTCAGAATTTCGCACCGCAAATACAGGCGTTGGTTACCGCTATCGGTTCAAGCCTTGTACCTGTATTTACTACACTTGGAACAACAATAGGCGGTATTGTATCCGCTGTACTTCCGGCTATTCAGTCGGCTATGGCTAATTTGATTCCGGTTATCGCTAGTATCATTTCAGCGGTTACCCAGATAATTACAACGGTGCTTCCGGTGTTTATCAGTCTGATAAATCAGTTAGCCCCATTTCTGGTACAGATAGCCCAGATGATAGGGCAGATTGTAGCGGCTTTAGCCCCTATGATTGCACAACTCATTGAAACGCTATTACCAGTAATCACGAATATTGTAACCGTGGTAATGAACGTGATTACCGCAATCATGCCAGCATTGATAGCAATAATCAATGTGGTAATGGCGGTAATACAGGCGTTAGTACCAATTATCACAAATATTTTATCGGTGGTGGTGTCGGTTATATCCGGTATCATTTCCGCTATTAACCCGATTATTTCATTTATCGGGGGTGTAATTTCCGCTATTATGGCGGTGATTTCACCGATTGTAACATTTGTGTCAGATATTATAGCAACCGTTATTAAAGTGATAGGTACTATAATCGGCACAATCACAGGCATATTTGCAACTGTTTTCAGTATCGTATCCGGTGTGTTCTCTAATATATCGGATTTCATATCAACTACGATTTCAGCGGTATCAACCGTGATTTCAACGCTTACAGGTATCGTAGGTGGGGTGTTCAACTCTATTTATTCTACGGTATCAAGCGTGATGCAGAACGTAGGTAATTTTATACAGGGTATCTTTACAGGTATTCAGTCCGCTTGGAACGGCTTAACAAGTTTCGTGTCCGGCGTGTTCGATGGTGTGGCTTCCGCTGTATCCCAACTGGTATCACAGGTTAAGGGATTCGTGAACGGTGTCATAAGCGGTATCAATAGTGCAATCGGTGTGATTAACATGATACCGGGTGTTTCTATCGGTTCAATACCTTACCTCTTACATGGTACTGAAGATTGGTCTGGTGGATTTGCCCGAATGAACGAAGGTGGGCGTGGAGAATTAACCTACTTACCGGACGGAACACAGGTAATACCACATGATATATCTATCAAGTACGCAAGAGAAGCGGCAAGGGCAAACGTAGCCGGGAACGATACACAAAGTATTGATTATGACCGTTTAGCCAGCACTATGTTAAGTGCCTTATCCGGTGTGAAGATTGAACACGTTTCCACGCTGAACGGTAAGACCGTAGCAAGTGAATTAACGCCGCTGATTAACAAAAGATTAGGAAAGCAATACAACAGAGAAGAAAGAGGTTAGAATATGGGCATAATAAATGTGAAATTTAATGAGCATGAACTTAATACTCTTGCTAGTAAACTACAGCAAATGAACAGTATCCGGTTCGATGGGGTTGTTAAGAAAAACATCACAGAAATATTCAATCGGTCAAAAGATAACAACCCGGCTACTGGTGGTACGCCTGTATCAACGGAAGCAACTAGACCGGGTGCACCACATGGCGAGTTACGACTTTCAGCCGGATTATCGGGTGACGAAATGGGGTACTTGAAAGACTATGCACCCCATGTTGAATATGGACATAGAACCAAAAACGGCGGCTATGTTCCCGGTCAGCATTTCTTACAGAATAATGTAAATATTCAAGGGGAAATTTACAGGAAGGATTTGTTGGACGCTATTAAAAGAGGTTAGTTATTACCAATGCCGGGGGCAAGTCCCCCGGTTTACCAAAGGGGGTAATCGTGATGCAAAGGAAAATAAATCCCATGTATATTATGGGAATATGTCCGGCATTTTCTGAAATCCAGAACAACTATAAAAATGAAATATGTTGGATTGCTCAATTTTCAAAGCTGATAAACAACAATAAAATGGCTGATTTTTTATATTCTGAAGCCAAAGAATTACAGAATGTAATTATAGAAAGCCAAAAAGAAAAAGAAGTATTGCAACGCCGGATTGATAAAATCAAAGGGAATGATTTCATGAAGAAAGTATTGAAAATGTGGTATATGGACGGTATGAACCATAATGAAATTGCTTCAACTTTGAATATAGGCAAAGCGTATTCAGAAGATTTGAAATGTGATGGGGATGAACTATTAAGAATACTGTATTAAAGGCGGTGAAAGAATGTCAAATGAAGATATTGTATTAGAAATACAGAATAATATAAATGTTACTGATAATTTGGCACGATTATATGAAATGAATCAAGGCTTGATGAAGGTAATTATTAAACCTTATCTACGGTGTTTTGATGAAGAAGATTTAATGCAAGAATGTTATTTCGCTTTATATGATGCCGTGAAAGCCTTTGATTATCAACGAAATACAAGATTTTCCACATATTTAGTCAATCATGTTCATTGGTCGATGGTTCAATATTTCGCAAATAATAGACATATGAAAAAAATACCGGATTACGCCTACCGGGAAATACGCAAGTACCACAAGTATAAAAATGAATTTAAAGAAGAACACGGTTACTACCCTAGTACCAAAGAAATTTGTGATGAATTGAATATAGATGTTGATAAAATAGGTACATTGGAACGCCTTATATCAGAACGTGAATGTACAAGTTTGGATTCAACAATAACTGATTCAGATGGTGAAGTGCTTTCTGTATATAATTCATTGGATAGTGGTGTTAATGTTGAAAATCAGATTTTGGATTCTGTTTCTAATGATGAATTATGGAATGAGGTTAATAAGCTGGATGAAGAACAAAGAGATATTATCATTGCACATTTTAAGAACAATGTTCCATATTCTGAATTAGAAGAAAAGGTAAACCGAAACAAATTGTATAGGCTTCTTAGGGCGGCATATTCGGTATTAAAAGAAAATGATTATGTACGTGCTATTGCGGAAAGTTACGGCTTTAATTCTTCTGATGCGTACCGGGGTGGCGTGAGTTCTTTCAAAAAATCCTTTACATCTTCCACAGAACAGGCGGCATTAAGAAACATAAGAATTGAAGAACAATTAAATAAAAGTCAATCCTTATATGATTCTATTATGTCTTTGGTGGTGTAATATGGATGCAAAGGAATATTTGCAAAATGTTCAAAAGTGTATTAAACATTTGGACTATTTAACCCGGATAATAAAAAAGAATCATATAAGAGAATCAGAAATATTGGAAGATGTAAAAAGTATCATCAATCTACGCTTAAATACTCTTTATCTTATCCATGCATTGCCGAACCCAAAGCACGTACATATTTTATATAAAAGGTACATCATTGGGGATTCATGGGAAAGAATTTCTTTAGATATGGGGGTAGGTGTAAATCATTTGTGCGAATGGGTGCAACCTAGAGCGTTGAAAGAGTTTCAAAGCACACACGAAACTATGCTTAAAAATGTACAATTACCAGAATTGAAAAAGTACGGTAAAACGGTTGTATTGAGCATTGATAGAAAACAAGTGAAATCTGATTATTTGGCTGGTATGCCGTATGTGGATATTTCCCGAAAATATAATTTATCACTCAATACATTAAAGGGATGGATAAAGCGATATAAATGGGCTGAAGAAAGAAGGAAGTGATTGTATCACCGTTTCTAAACTGTTATAATGACAGTAAAGGAACGGTGATTTTCTTTTAAGGAAGGTGAAACCCTATGAGTATAGCAAAGCCCCGATTTTGGGATTATATAATATTTGACGATGATTGTAATATTACCGGAATAGAACCGGATACCCCGGAAGATATCAAATCGGAATATGAAGAATGGGTGAAACAGAAAGAAACCAACAGGAAAGCCGGAATTAAAGTATGAGTAAAAATTTGATAGATGCAATGAAGTTATACAAGAAAACTTTCAACGATGATTTCCCAACGATGCCTTTAGCGGAATCACGAACCGATGAAGAATTGATTGATATAATCAATGCGTGTGTGGAACAGAAGAAAGATGTATATGACATTGGATATTTACGGTTGGAAGATGTTCAGTATTAGGAAATCCCCACAGGAACGAAAACAACCGCTATATGACGCTTATATGAGGTCACAGGCGGTTGTTTTGTACCTCATTGAAAGAAAGGATGAAAAACAAAATAATGATTGAACCAGCCGCACCACCGGCAACAACCCCGGCGGCCGATATTGTGATAATAAATCAGTTTCCCGGCAACGTCAAGCGGTTTTTGAAATTGCTTCATATAAGCGTTTTAAGCCTTCATGTGCAGAAATACCAACACATTATGTTTTAGCCTGTATATGAGCAATATATGAGGTGTGAGAACCAAAAGAAAGTGATAAGATACCAGTGATAGAAGGTGATACTAATGGAGTTTTATAAAAATAATCCAACTGATAAAATATGGTGGCTGGAAACGGAAGCAATAGGCGAATGGCTTTTCAGTTTTGACAAAAAGACGGTGTTTAATATGTTCCGGGATTATCCCCATAAATTAACACCAGAACAAAAGGAAATCTTTGATGAAGAAAATCCATATTGGGCTGATTTCTTCAAAGAAAGACAATAG